CCATGTGGGTATCATCGCCATGCCCTCCATCGTCCCTTCGCCGATCTCCATGAAAACCCGCGACGGGGAGTTGATTTTGAGCTTGTCTTTGGCCGCCTGGATTGCCTTACCGATCGCGCTGGTCACGGCGTCGATCAGGCCGTCGACGGCATACAATACACCGTCCTTGAACCCGATGATGAGGTTACGGCCTGCACTGAACAGCTTCCCGCCCGTGTCACCTACTGCGTCGGCGGCACGCTTCGGCAACCCGCCGAGCCAACTGGACACCGATCCCCACCGGTCGGAGATTCCTTCCTGTAGCCCGCTGATCGCCTCGCGGCCACGAGATATGAGGGTGGAGCCCAGTCCACCGATCGCGTTCACAATCCGCGAACCGGTTCCCGACAGCCAGGCCGCTGCGTCATTCCATCGGTCACCGATGCCGCTAAGTAGCCCGCTGATCGCCTCGCGGCCACGACCGGTGGCCGTGGAGATGAGGCTGCCGATCGCGGCGACGATCCGCGCGGGCGTCCCGTTGAACCACTGGCTGACAGTGGCCCACACTTCGTAGACACCGGTAGCGAAGCCGGTGATGGCATCGCGGCCTATGTTGTACAGGTTCCCGATGACTGCGACTACCGCTGCGGTGGCCTGGCTGGCTAGGTTTGCGAGCGTCGTTGTGAAGTTCACGATGACGTCGTTCACGGCGCTGAATCCCGAGATGATTCCCGCCACCGTGTCGCCGAGCATGTGGATTTGCCCGATAGCGAAATCCATGATCGTGCGCAGCTTGTCCAGCGCTTCGCCGAGCTGCTCAAATATCCATTTGATCGTGTCGAACGAATCAGCGGACCCGCCCGCCGCATCACCGGACTTGCCGAACGCTTCACCGAGCGCGCCGAGTAGTTCCCCGAACTTTTGGATCGTCGGCCAGATGTCGTTACGGATGTAGTCGGCGTATTCCTTGAGGACGGGGATCGCCTTCTCCTGGATCCAGCTCCAGAACTCCTGTAGTGCGGGAATCGCCTTGTCTGTGATCCACTTCGCCATATCGACAAGTGCTTGCTTAACCTGCGGCGCGTGCTTAGACCACCAGTCCTGAAACGCGGGCAGCACGGTGGTGGTCACAAAGTCCGCGAGTACCTCGAACGCGGGCAGTAGCGCCTGGCCCACCGACTCCTGCAGTTCACCGAAGACTAGGGACATCTTTTGGCTGGCAGTCATTGAGGCGGCAGCGGTGCCCCCGACTTGCTTCTCAATCGCGGCCAGGACCATAGCCTGCGCTTCGCCCATCCTGTTGGACTCAACGAGGGTCTTGATGCGCTCTTTCTCCTGCTCGGTGAACGTGACACCGGCGCGACCTAGTGACGTGAGCCCCTTCACCGGGTCTTGTAGCGCCTTGCCGAGTTGGACGGCGTTGGTTTCGGCTGTACCGAAGCCCGCTGACGCCAGGTCGAAGGCTGCCTTCGTGGCGCGGTCGAATGCGCCACCGGTCAGCCCTGCAGTCTTAGCCAGCTCCTTGAACGTCAGCAGCTTTGTCTGGACGGTCTTAATGGCTTCATCATCGACGCCGATTTGCATCATCGTCTGTGCGGCGTAGTCCTGCAGTCGCGCTACGACGGTGCCGGTCTCCTTGCCGAAGATTCCCATCGACGTCGCGACTTGCGTCAGCTTGTTATCGACAATCTGGGACTCTTGCGCGGCCTTCATTGAGTCACCGGCAAAGCTGAATAGCGCCTGACCTGCGTCGAGGATGTTTCCCGCGAGGGCAGTCAGGCCACGGCTGAGCAGGTTGCCCAGGGTGGTGCCGAGCGTGACGGACTTCGTATTGATCCCGGACATGTGTTGCCCGAGCTGCTGGAACGCATTCACTGCGTCGCGGGCATCGCCGACAAGCTTGATCTCGAATGTGCGAGAACCTGCCACAGTCGCTCCTAGGGTCTACTTGCCGCCGGGTATGGAGTTCCACACGCGCTCGATTGCGCTTAGGTAGTCGTCTGCGATCTTGGCGCGGTTAGCGCGCACCGTGGGCCAGAAGACGTGGCCGCGTTGGCCTGCCCAGCTTGGGAATTGCTTGTACCTGTCCGACCCGAACTCGGCACCGAAGAACACGTCCGACATTCGCGCACTATTAGCGCGACGCTTGCCAGTGGCGCGAGATTGCGCCCGTGATCTGCGGTAGACCTTTGAACCGTCAAGTCGCACGACCGGGGAGCGGTCACTGACCGCCTTCAGCGATCCCCACACGCGCGAATACGGCCCGCTCGCCCGCGCTGCGACGTCACTAGCGAGATCGTTGGCAACCTGCTGTGACGCTTTGCGTAGTTCTTTGTTAAAGCTGCCGTCGACCCGGTTCGCCGCGTTGAGGAACTTGTTCAGATCCGTAAAAAACGCGGTGTCTATCCCCGCCGAAGCGCGCGCCATAACTACTCCCGCCTGTTCTTTGCCTGCACTGCCCGCACGAGGGTGAGCAGCATTCGGTCAGACTCCAGCAGCAACTGTCGCGGCGGGATCCCCGTCTCGACAGCAAGGCACGCGATCAGCCAGTGCTGGCTGGAGTCTCCGAGGGGGGGACTTCTGCGGCACCGTCCATCTGAAAGTCCTCGACGGTGTTCAGCCAGTCATCGAACCCGGCAGACGTCTTGCCCTGACGTTTGAGTGAATGCCAGGCCAGAAAGAGGATGTCGGTCATCCGCAGCTCGGTTTCAAACCTCGCCACCGAACGGTCGTACGCCGCCTCGAAGGCCACCAGGTCCGGCGGGCCAGCAACCGTGGCGGCTGCTGACCCGTCGGCATAGGACACCGAGATGTTGAAGCGGATCACGAAGTTCCCCGCGTAACGGTTCCGGTGGTGGGCCATGACACCGACAGCGTGGCGAGGTCACCGACGCTAGAGGCGAACGGCTGGTACTTGTTCACCAGGCACGTCGCCGTGTACGACGGGTTCGTGGCGCTGACGGCACTAGAGGTTGGCGTCACGACAACCGTTGCCACCGTGTTGAGCAGCGGCCACAGCGTCTGGTCGATCGAGGACGCACCGAAGTCCTGGAGGAACTGCAATGTGACGGAACCCTTCTTCAGCCCGCCTGCCTTTGCCTCCCATTCGGTCCCGAACGCGGTCGTTTCGACGTCGTTAGATTCGACGTTCAGTTCGACCTGCGCCAGGTTCGTGCTGAAGTTAGTTCCGTTGATCGTCACCTTGTAATCGGTTGCGACGAACTTCGCCATGATTTCTCCTTATGCGATTACGGTGACGACGAACTCGGCACCGAGATATGTGTTCTCTCCGACTGGTATTGCCTGGTAGCCGCGCATTTCCGTAACCCGGCAATCCAGCGCGGCACCGGACAGCGTTTGATCGGCCTCGATTGCGGCCTTGATTGAACTCGACGACGACGGGTCGCAGTACTCGTCTAGCGCCCGTTGAGCGGTACGTTCCGACGCACGCCCCACGATCACCAGAACCACCCACGTATACGTGTGCGATCCGGTGGCCTTACTGAATGAGTTGTTATACGTGATCGACTCAGGGCGCATGAGCGCCGTGGGCGGGGTCGGGTTGTCGGGGATTTCAGCCGGAACACGCAGCCCACTAACGCCTTGAAGCTGCGCGGCCAGACCGTTACGGATCGCGCTCATCGGCGTCGAATTGTCATAGGTCCAGTAATTGTTATAAAGCGCTGGGAAGTCATAATTCGCCACCTCAACGTATCCCGCCGACGCGCTTGAACGGCGCGACCAGCTGCGCCACGTCGGGATCGAGTCCACGGCTGACACGCATCACGCCGATGTCAGATATCCCCGCGACACCCAGGGGTGAATCGAGGCGCTTGAACAGCCTCGACGCCTGAATGACGGCGGCCTGAATAACCGACGGCGGCACAGACGGCCACCCGAACACGCCCGTTACCTTCACCGTCGTTTCACCGTACGCGTCGGGGAACAGGTAGTTACCGACTGCACGGATCCGGGTGAACGGTGCACTGATCCCCGCCGTCGTCACCGGCTCCAGCTGGTAGTCGGTGGCGGTCCACGTCACGTCATACGTGCCATTCGCAGACGAGGACGTGGCGACGGTGACGGCAGTCCCGGCCAGGTCATCGACCTGGCACAGCAGCCCATCCGACGGCGCGAAGTACCGCGACTCCGAGACGGTGCCAAACGTGCGTTCGCAGTGGCGGTCGATGAGGTCGGAGGCGGCGGAACCGGCGACGTCGATGAGCGCGTCATCTACGGTATCGGAAATGCGCAGCGCCGCCTTAATCTGCGCGGTTGATGCATACAGCGTCACGCGTTCTCCTTTGTCCAAGTCCAGAAGTTTGTGATCTGCGCGGCGAGTACATCCCGGATCGGTCCAGGGTCACGGCGTCCGGCGTCAGCGTTGGTAACGATTCGACAGCCCGCTAGTTCAGCTTCGATCAGCGTTCGCGGAATCGTGTCGTGCCCTTTGGGCAGGTAGACGAACACTTCGGCAACAGCCATCGCGTCGAGTACTTGCGCACGCGGGACGTTCGTCAGTTCGCGTAACGGCATCCCGTTTCGTTGTGCCCAGATCCGCGCGTTAATGCGGCCCTTCTGCGGATGATCCCGCCCAGCCCATAGCGCGAACGGTTCCTTCACGCCGGGCGTCACGCAGTCGGGGTCGATTGCGCCGTGGCACCACTGCGACACCACACCGGACCATGACTTTTCCACCACCGAATGCGCCTGCGATCGGGTCAGGAACGGGCGCGCCGATTCGAACAGTTCCCGCCGGGCTTGCGCTGGTGTCTGCTGGTGATGCGGCCACACCAGCGGGTGGCGGGTGGCGAGGGTGCGCATCGCGTCGTCGGTCAGTAGATCCGTGCCGGTAATCACGATGCGGTCGAAGTCCATCGCCTGCGCCCAGTCGTGCGGGCCAACACGGTGAACCTCTACATCCGGCGGCGTTGTCGCCAGAACTTCGTCGTCGGCCATTTCTGCGCCGCCCGCGTACAGGCCAGGCAGCAGACCCGTCGGCGGGTTGTCTGTGGGGACAGCGCGCGGTAGGTGATGGCTGACCCATGCCAGCTTCACGACAGCAACGCGATCGCAGGCTTCCAATACTGTTCGTACACGTAGTCGGCGTCGTACTGCGACGCGAACTCGATCGCCTTCGCCGACCGACCCCGGCCATTCTGGTACGCGGATTCGAGCGCCTGGATGATCGACGGAATCTGCGGGGATACCAGCCATGACCGTTGCGCGGCATTCCACCACGGCTGACCCTCCACTAGCCACCCGTCGCCGACGAGTTCGGGCTGCGCGGAGAAGTTCGACACGATGACAGGCGTCCCGCACGCTTGCGCCTCCACCACGGGGATGCCGAATCCTTCACCCATCGACGGGCACAGCAACACGTCGGCGGCGGTGTAGACGGCGGCGAGTAGCTCCTGCGGAATCGTCGTGCGGTACGCGTACTGATCCACGAACTGGATCTGATCGTCGGCGATGTCCACGGCGCGTGCCAACTGCACAAGGTCGATGCCGCCCATCGCGCCCCGGTCTTCGGTGTGCACGTACAGCACAGCATCGTCGTGGTTCTTGGCGAACATGGAGAACGCTAGGAACGCTTCGGGGAATGACTTACGGTTCGGCACCCGGCCCTTGTTCGCGCTGTTCATCATGACCACGAACCGGTCGTCGCCGATGTCCATGAACGCCCGGCCCGTCAGCGGCCCGGTGGGTGTCGGGAATGACTCCGTTGGCCGAAACGTCTTCTCTATCCCGTGCGGCACATACAACGCCTCGATGTCCGCGTTCGCCAGCGCATCCTGTCCGAACTGGCTCATCGCGATCGGGGTCACGTTCGGGCGACGGTTCCAGTCGGCAACATCCGGCGGCACCGGGGAATGGTCAATGGGAACCCATGAAGCGATCTGATCGACCAGCCCCCACGGTTCGCCCTTGAAAATCCACGTATCAAACAGGGTGATCAGTAGCGGCTTGGCGTCCGGGTTCTGATTCGCCCACGCCGCCATGTGCGCCGGAATGACGTCGTTGGAGTACATGTCGTACCCGCGCGGCATGTGCGGCATACCCCGCCATTCGCCTACCGCGCCTTCGAGGCCGTAGTTCGAGGCGAGCGCGACGCGGTGGTCTTTGTTGAGCCTTTGGACGGCTTGCGCGGTTTGCTGCCCGTAGCCCGTTTGCGACCAGGGCGAGTTCGACGCCCAGAGGATGGCACGCGGTGCGCTACTCCCAGCCGCAGCAACTGGGTTGCTTCGGGTCCGGGTAGCTCCAGAATTGTTCCTTGAACGATGACGTGCACGCTTACCCACTTTGCTCCTAGTGTGCGCAGACACCAGCGGATTGCCGGTGCGGGATCAGGGGGTGCGCAGAAAGTGGGGGAGGCCAGCGGCGCGCTCTCTGCGCACCAGGAACGCGCCGCTGGGGTCGTGGTCCTCCCGTTAGGAAGCGCCACCCACGAAGTACTTGATATGGGTACTTTGAGGGTTGTTGCCATCGACGCGGATGGTGGCGCGGAACGTCACCAGGTCGTTGGCGAATCCGTACTCATCCGAACGATCAAGGCGGATGCCATTGACCTGACGCACGATGTAGGACTTCAGGTCGCCAGCGATGACAGACTTCGCCGACGTGGCCGGGCTTGCGACTGCCGGGTTCTCGATGAGCGGGTACCCAAGGATGCGGTCGGGGGTGGCCGCATCAAGCGCAGGCGCGAACACGTAATGGCTCGCCGGGTCGGTGAGCGTGCGCATCGCCGCAATGGACGTCGCGTTCGCCATGAACCCGAACGATGGAACACGACGAGCTGCCGCGTCCAAGCTGTACGTGAGATTCACCAGGTTGGCGTAGGTGAACGCACCCGTGACGGCCGTCGAACCGGTGACACCTGCACCAGCAGCGGCCACGATGCCCTTCGGCTTCGAGGAACCATCACCTGTGGTCAGGACGGTGTTCACGTCATAACCAAGGGTATTCGCGGTCACTCCCGACAGGTACTCAAGAATGTTCACGCCGTTGTCCTCGATCAGTTCACGCGACATCTGCGTGAGGAATCCGTACTTGTACGCACCCAGGGTGATGAATGCGGAGAAGGTTGGATCTGATTCGGCGAACGGATCGGCTTCAGCGGTCAGCGTGCCCGTTGGGCGCGCGTTCTGAACCGGCACCTGCAGGTTCTCACCTGACGTGGTATTCCAGATGGACACGACGTCGGGGTTCAACATTGGCCCGGTGTAGCGGAACTTCTCCATCACCGAGTTATAGAACGATGTCGGGACAGGTGCGCCGGTGGACGCCTTGGTGACATCGCGTCGTTCTGGTGCGAACGTGATCGACCGCTGGTCACCCTGCAGGAACGAACGAAGTCGATCCTCGTCAGTGGTGACAGGGCGAGCCTCGGTGCGAACCTCAGGCGCAGCTTCTGCAGCGGCTTCGATTTCGCGGGCGCGCTTCTCGTCAGCGGTCATCGTCTTGATGACCTCGGCGCGGCTGTCAAGGTCAGCCATCGTGCGGTCATACGCCTGGCGCTCTTCGGCGCTCAGGTCGCGCTTTTCTGATGCAGCGAGGTCGAGGATTTCCTTTGCGGAGTGCCACGCCTTTTGGCGTTCCTCGATCTGCCGCTGAATGTAGTCATTCATTACGGATGCCTCCTAATGGGCATAGTTCGGGTAATGGAGGTGTGCGCAGATAGACCTGGCGCGGCTCCGCAACCAGAACCCGACGCGGCTCCGCAGTCGGGGAATCAGTGGGGCTAGATGGCCTCTAGGGCCAGGTCTAGCTTCTTGGCGAGGACGTCGAGCGGGACCACCTTCGACGGTGCGTCGGCCTGCGGTGAATGCTTGTCCAAGACTGAACGCAGCAGGTTGTACTGGTCAGGTGAGAGTTCGCCGCTGTTGAGTGCATCCATCGCGGCTGACAGTTCGGCGGCGTCCACGTCGGAACGCAGCGCGAGTCCGTCGAAGGATCGGACGGTAGCGACAGTCGCCGGGTACGCGGGGAACGTCACCACCGACACTTCGTGCAACCGCACTTCGTGCAGGATGCGCCGGGTTCCGTTGTCGCGCCATTCGTCGCCGCCTTGCGGAACGCTGAAGCCGAACGACATCGACTCCACGTCGCCGCGCTTCATCATCACCGACAAGTCCTGCCCGTAACTGGTGGGCGGGAGGTCAGCATCGACCAGTAGGCCGTGGCCGTCCTCGGACACCCGTGCCGTACCCGAACGGGTCGTACCGAGTACCTGCGCGGGGTCGTGGTTGAGCAGCATCCGAATGTTATTGCGCGACTCCAGGGACTTCGCGAACGCGCCGGGCGCGACCTGTTCAATGAATGGCAGCGGTTCGCTGTCGGAGTTGAACACTGCGGCGTAGCCGCGAAACGACATGCCGTCGCCTTCTGTAGTGTCGCGTAGTTCAAGGCTCGCGTCGATGTATCGCTTTTCTACTGTCACTTGTTCTCTCCTGCCGGGTACACGTCGCCGGGGTTCTCGGGGTCAATAAGTGCCGTGTTTTGCAGTTGCACAGACGGCAGGCCGGTGTGTTCGATGCCGGGTAGACCCATTGCGTCGAGCACTTGCGCGGGGTCGTATCCGCTGTTCACTAGCTGGACGGCCATTTGCACGCGTCGCGACGTCTCGACGATGTTCGCGGCCTCCAGGTTCACGTTCGCTAACGGCACGCGGTACACGTCGCCGCCGGTCACCGGGGATAAGTCTTCGAGCCGGTGGATGTCGTTGATGGACAGGAATCCCGACTGCATTCCCGTGCTGTACGCCTGGTACCTCGACGCAAGATCGCCGCGAAGGATGCCGTCGAGGTTCCACTTGATGAACGCCGCCGCTGGCATGAGTAGCGAGGAATACGCCGCCTCTAGTTTCGCCAGGATCGGACGCAGCGTGTACTGGGCGAACTGAATCGCGTTCTGTTCCACCGACGCATACGACATCGCGCCAGGTGTGGTGACGCCGATCATGTGCGGCGGGACGCGGAAGATCCGCGCGACTTCCTCCACCGCGAACTGGCGCGACTGCAGGAACTGGGACTGTTCGTTATCGACCGACGTCTTCGTGAACTTCGCCCCGCCGAACAGAACGCCAGGGCGGTGGGCCTTACGCAGACCCTTGTGCCCGAGTTCCCACGCGGCCACGATGTCTTCGGCCTGTTCCTTCGTCAGCGCGTCGGGGTATTCGATCACACCCGACGCGTTGGAGCCTTGGCCGAAGAACCGTGCCGCGAACTCGTCGAGTGCGCTAGCAAGCCCCAGGGTTTGCTTCGCCTCCTGAATCCGGCTCACGCCGCGTAGTTCACCGGGCTTGCGCAGTTCGGTGATGTGGAGCATTCCCGCCGCAGGCACCACGGTCTGATCGTCTACGAGGTATTCGATCTGTCCGCGCGCGTTACGGCGCGGCTGCACCATGTGCGGCGGTAGGCACGTCAGCGACAGAACATCGCCCACGGAATCGCGCAGCACGCGCACGAAGGCATTTCCGTCTAGAAGTAACGACACGACAACCTGCTGAATGTGGTCGTCGCGGGTAACACCCGTGTCTGGACTATCCACCCATGTGGGCTTCGGTCGGAACGGAACCCGGTTACCGTCGCGACGAATGTATGTGTCGGCGGGAAGTGTCGAGATGGTGTCTGACAGCAGGCGCACGCACGAGTAGACGGCACCGAGGCGCAGCGCGGTGGACTGATCGACACTAGATCCCGACCATGACTGCGGTTCCCACGCGCCACCGGATCCCCACACAGACTGGTAGGTGGCCGCCCGCTTCTCAAACAGTTTGCCCAGCATCACCGATCAGCCGCCACACCGAATGCGAGCGCGAGCAGACCTGCGGCGATGATGCCGACCGCGAGATTCAGAATCCCCAGGCCCACAACGATGGCAGCTGCCCCACCGATTTGGAGGCCGAGAACAATGGCCGTATCTTTCACTGCGGCTCCTTACAGGGCGTAGAACCCTGGCAGCACTGCCTCGGGTGTCGGGTTTGCGTAGTGCCACGCGGCGCGCTCAAGCGCCATCACAGCGGCCACGGTGAGGTCGATCTTTCGGCGGCTCAGGCGATGCTCTTTCGCGAGGCGAGAACCGCGCGCATCGACTTTCAAAGTGGTGTTCTCCAGGTGGCGAAGTAGACGCGGATCGCCGTCGAGGGTGATGGTGCGGTTCACCACCGCCTCGTAGAACCGCTGTGTCGCCGGGGTCATGCGTGACGGGGATTGCGGGAACTCCACCACCGGCAGGCCTTCGCCTTCGAGGACTTGATAGGTGCGCGCCCAGCGGAACGGGTCGCACGCAATCTCGCGGACCTGCCAGCGGCGGCACGCGTCACGAATCGCCTCCTCGACGTCGAGGATCGGCACCTGCCAGTCCTGCGCGCCATGCTCGGGTCGTTCCCACGCGGCCACCACCTGAACGTGCGGGGTGTCGCCCACGCTGACAGCAACCAGCGCCGTGGAATCGTTGTTAAACGACCCATCGAAGCCGAGCACCACGTCATAGGTGTCGGGGATCGGTGCGACGTTCACACAGTCGGCGGCAGCGCCAGCTGGAAGCCACGCTTCCCCGACCGTCGTCCACCAGCCCAGGTGGTAACGCACCCATTCGTGCAGCGGGATCTGCGCCTTACGCGCCACCACGTCGGAGACGTTGAGGAACGCGTCCGCTGCAGGGTTCGCATCGCGGACGGCCGCCGTCGCACCCTCGCTCGTGCTCAGGTCGTAGCGTTCAGGGTTCGCACCCCAGTGCACAAACAGGAACTCGGGATCTTCCAGCTCGCCCGCATTCACCTTGTAGCCGTATTCGTGCAGCTTCCCGGCCATCGAATCTAGATCAGCGCCCGGTGTTGTCGTGTCCACTAGCAGCGAATCCGAACGCTTCGACAGCCCGTTAGCGATGACTAGGTGAACGCGTTCCTTGTTCCCCGTCCATTCGTGGATCTCATCACCGAAGAATGCGGACGGGCGCTGCCCGTCGTTTGTCCCGGCGACTGCCGCAACCTTGTACGCCCGGCCCGGCCCGCCCTTCACCTGCACTTCGCCCTCGAAGGCGTCGAACAGTGGCGAGAGGGTGGGTGATTCTTTTACGCAGGTGCGCAGGTCACCGAACAGCAGATCCGCCTGCTCGTAACTAGCCGCTGCCACGGGGATGACAGCGGACTCTTGCGTGGCTAGCAGGTAGGCGGCGATCCACGCGGCTAGCGGTGTCTTGCCGTTACCCTTCGGCACTTCTAGCAGTGCGCGCCGGTAACGCCGTGAACCGTCCGACTTCAGCTCGAATAGCCAGACGAGGAACAGCTTCTGAAACAGTTCGAGCTTGACGGGCTGGCCGAAGCGATCGCCTTCGCCGTAGCGACAATTGCGTTCAATCCAGCGGATGACCTTCGGACCATCCGACGGTGCGTCAGTCAGCGGCGGGTGGCTAGCCGGTTCCGGAACGGACTCAGGCCAGGGAAGTTCTCGGATCATCATCTACCGCCTCGGCGTCGGCGTTCAGGTCGGCAAGGGTGCGCTGTGCCTCCCCGAACTGCACGCCAAGTTTCAGGCGGGCGAGCGGGGTCAGACCGAACTCGGCCTCTAACTTCGTGATCTTCGCCTCTAGTGTCAGGGCGTGGGCGTACAGCGGATTCAGAACCGGCGCGCGACCTGTTGCCCCACCCTCGGTTAGTCGTCCTTGTTTGCGGGCTGCAGCGATACAGCGCGTCCATTCGTCGTACATCGTGAACAGTCGTTCCAGTGCCACCTGGTCGGCCTCAGTGACAAGCGTCGAAACGTCGGAGCGCCAGAACTGCTCCCACTTATCGCGGGTGACTTTCAGTAATCCACCCGGTGCGGGTGGCGCAGTTGCTGTCGGGACGGGGATCAGGGTCACGTCTTTCGTGACGCGGTTCTGCCGCTTATCGGCTGGCTTGCGTACCGGCGGCATTTGACCCCCTAGATGTTGTGGTCTTGTACCTTTCCCTTTTA